AGGCTCCATTGAAGTACGCTCCAAACGCTGGCCGTTCTTCTACTTTCGCAACTGCTCAATCTAACTCAACTAACGTAAAAAACGTAGCTTTCCGTTATTCTCGTGTTTCAGACTATGCTGTTGCACGTATCACTAACGAATTGATTCTTTCTTCTAAGAATAACTCAGGTGCTTTCGTATCTGCTCTTAAACAAGAAATTGACTCTGCTCAACTTAACGTATCTAACTCAGCTGCTCAGGCTGTTTATGGAAACGGTTCAGGTTGTATCGGTCAACTTGCTTCATCTGTAACTCTTGCTTCTCCTACAATCCAACTTAGAAACATTGAAGACGTTGTTTTCTTTGAAGTTGATTATAGAATCAAGCTTTCTGCTGCTGCTGGTGGTGGTTCAGTTCGTTCAGGTGTTTTAACAATCGTAGGTGTTGACCGTGAACTAGGTATTCTTACTGTTGATGCTAACATCTCAACTGCTATTCCTGCTGCTACAGTAAACGATTTCATTTCTATCGAAGGTGACTATGATAAGAAAATGAAAGGTATGGCTGCATGGCTTCCAGCTGTTGCTCCTACTTCAGGCGATAACTTCTTTGGCGTAGACCGCTCTCTTGACGTTACACGTCTTGCTGGTTTCCGTGGCGATCTTTCTGCCCTTCCAATTGAAGAAGCCTTGATTCAAGGTGGTATGAAGATTGGTCGTGATGGTGGTAAAGTTGACCACGTATTCATGAGCTTCCAAAAGTACGCCGATCTCACGAAAAGTTTAGGCGCAAAGGTCCAGTTCGTAGACATCTTAGCAAAAGATGCAAACGTTGGTTTCCAAGGTGTTAAAGTTAACCTTGGTAAGTCAATTGCTACTGTTATCCCGGATCGTAACTGTCCTGATAACAAAATGTTTATGCTTCAGTTAGACTCTTGGAAAGTTCACTCTCTTGAGGGTATGCCAATGATTCTCGATATGGATGGTCTTAAGATGCTTCGTGTATCTAACGACGACGCTGCTGAGATTCGTGTTGGTTACTACGCTCAGGTTGCTTGTAACTGGCCAGGCGCTAACGGTCAATTCTCAATCTAATTTAACGGGGGAGCTTCGGCTCCCCTTTACTTCTGACTTGGCAGCTTAATCCAAGATAGGGGAACCACCCTACAACTAAGGAGTCAAAAATGGGAAATCGTTATTTAAATCAATTTCAATACACACTAGAAAAAGATTCGGTGACACTTTTCGGGTCATTCGTAGTGGGTGCTGCTGGTGCAGTAGGTACAGTTAAGGGCGGAGGCATTGTCTCTGTTACTAAAACTGGTACAGGTCTTTATCAAATCGAGTTTGAAGACAAGTGGTCTCGTTACCTTGACGGTCATACTGGTTTTGTTGCAGCTTCGGCTCCAAACATTGCTTTAGTGTACGTTAAGAACAACCCTGCTACACTTCAATCTGATATTCAATCAACCAAGAAGGTCACGATTGAATGTTTAGACTTTGCTGGTGCTGCTGCAAACCCTAGCTCTGGAATTGTAATTACTTTCGTGTCTGTATTCAGAAAGAACTCTCAAGGTCCTTGGGATTAAGGAGCATTTATGATTATGCTAGGAACAGACAAAAAGAAAATCTCTGATGGTCTTATTGAGGGAATTGTTAAGGGTAAGAAAGCTTATTCTACTGGTCCATCAATGTACCCTGAGTCTGCCAAGCTATGCGCCATGGAATTAATTAAAGCACTAGAAAGCAAAGACCCTAACCAGGTTATTGCTGCTTTCATTGCTCTTGATTATGAAGTTGATAGCATTTCAGACGAGGAAGAAGAGGGCGAAGAAGGTCCAAAATTAGAGATTGAATTTTAATTAAAAGAGGAGTTAAGGGATGACAGCGGTTACACTATTAGGGTTTAGACTAAGATCACGCCAACGCGCAGACATGGTTAATTCTAAGTTCATTGCTGATTCGGAACTTAACTCTTTTATTAATGCTTCTTATGGTGAGCTTTATGACCTTCTAGTGAATACTAGAGGAGAAAACTACTACGTAAACGCTTACAACTTTACCACAAGCGTAAATAACGACACCTACGCCCTACCTGCTGACTTTTTTAAGTTGATGGGTGTCGATTACGTTACATCAAGCACTCAAGCAATCACTCTCAAAGCCTTTAGGTGGCAAGAGCGTAACAGATTCAGGGAACCATTTTACAACGTAAGAAACTACAATTTAATGTATCAAATTAGGGGAAATAACCTAGTGTTTATTCCTACGCCTAACGGAAATCAACAGATACGTCTTTGGTACATTCCAAGACACGCAGATTTAATTTTAGATACTGATGCTTTTGACGGGATTAATGGTTGGGAAGAATACATCGTTATTGACGCAGCCATTAAGATGCGCGTTAAAGAAGAATCCCCCGTTGAAGAGTTGATGATAGCCAAGCAACAAATGAAGGAGCGTATTCTTTCAGCTTGTGCAGGTCGTGACTCATCAGAACCGCCTAGAGTTGTTGATACTGATAGCAACTATGCAGGATTTAGAAATTTATGGAACTAAAGCCATATAAAAAGCTTACAGGCTTAGAATATGAGCTTTCTAAAACGGTTCAATATACTGAGGAGTATCTTTCTCAATTAACTCCGTTAATATTCCTAAGCGGAAACCTTTTAAATATAACCGTGACAACTTCAGCTACCGCTTTCAATCATGGTTTACAACAGGTGCCGCAAGGGTGGATAATCTTTGATAAAGATTCAAATGCAAACGTTTGGAAGGTTGGGGCTACTGATAAAACGATAACTTTTAATGCTTCCGCTTCCTCTAACATAAAAGTCTGGGTGTTCTAATGGCATTACAAAGACAAACTCTGTCCATTCCTATTTCAGAAGGTATAGATACCAAAACAGACGAAAAGCAAGTCCCAGCCGGTAAGGCATTGGCTCTTGAAAACGTAAGGTTTCAAAAGACTGGGAAGCTATCTAAACGCTTTGGGTTGATAGCACTAACTAACGCGACAAGCGTTGGAACATTAAGCACAGAACAAATAAAAGGGGTCATTTCAGACGAAAAGTCTATGCACCTCATAACTAATAACGGAGGCTTTTCTTATTCAAGCTCAGTAAATGAGTGGCGAAAAACTTCTGACCTTGCAGACTTTCCAAAAATTAGATCAGAGTATCTAAACAAGTCGTCATTAAATCAATTTAATCCAGACATAGATTATAATTCAGACTTTAACTTAACGGCTTACTGTTATAGAGAATATGAAGAACTAGACCTTTTAAAAGTGAACCCAGAGCATAGAATATCTATAACTTTGGAAGATAATTTAACTGGCCTTAAACAACTTAAAACGATAAATGTCACTGGTGTAGCAGTAAACTATAAAAAAGCTGTTCAAAAAATTTCAATAGTTAATTATAACGGTGCGCCTAGAATTGTTCTTTTCTGCGAATTTCCTACAGCTATTAGAATTTTTATTCTAGATAATGATTTAAACATACAAAGCGATTATTCGATAACTCCAACAGGCTATACAGTGGCAAGAAATAAATTTGACGTCTGTAAAGATGCTTCAAATATTTACCTTTGCTCTATGTTTAATTCAAGCCTTTCAATTTACAATCTAGACTTTAGCGGAACAGCAGTAGCAAGTAAACCTCTTATAACAACTACAAACAGGCTTGGTTTTATAACAGGTTCAGACAACCCATTGGGTTTTTCTATTTGTAACGATACAAACAAAATTCATGTTTCATTTGTTTCAAACACTGGGGCAGCTACTACAGGCTCTAGGGTTGTGGCTATTGCTATTTCTAAAACTTCTCTTTTACCTGTAGTTTCGGAATCTGGAATAGACGTAACAAGAGTAAGAGACTTGTCTATTATTTTGAATGGTACAAAATTAATTATCGCTATTATGACAGCGCAAAACATTGGGGCAGGTCCATCTTATTACACTTTCTCAAGTGTTAAAAAAATTGAAGGCTCATTTACTTCTTCCTATACTTTTACTTTTCCTGATGAATTTGTTGATTTAGGTGGCAGGTTAACTCTTATTAGTCGCCCTTTTGTAATAAATGGAAACAATTATGTTTATTGTAAGTGTCCAGAAATCCAACAGAAAACGGGAATTATATACAACTTAGATAAGAGCAAGTTTGCAGGTACTTTTTCACCTCTTAGTTTATCTGATGATAGATCTACAATAATTGCCACAACATATTACACTGGGACATCAAATAGCTTTGTTATAGGAACAGAATCCTACACGTCATTTGAAAAAACCTATGGTGTTGATACTGATAACCCTTCGGCTTATGACTTTATAGCTAATGTCGCAATTTCTAGAGTAACTTCTGACTTTGCCATTGATTACAATAGCGGAACAAAAGCAAAAGTAGGGTCTTCGTTATATTATACGGGTGGACTTACGGCAGTAGCCGACTCTAGAAGCTTCTATGAAAGCGGTTTCCCTATTGCCCCTTTAATAAGTATTGGCTCTTCAGTTTTAGGCGTAACGAATCCAAACGTTGCATCAAAATCATTTAGCTATATTGCAGTATATAACTTTTTTAATGCAAAAGGTGAGCTTGAAAGATCTTTCCCATCGCCTGCTTATTCTATAACCACGGCAGCGACAACTTCTTACGTTAGCTTAAAAGTAAACACCCTTGCTTGGTCATACAAAGACCTTTTAGACACTGACCCTTATTTTGGTGGGACTACATACATTCAAAAAAGCCAGATTATTCTTTACCGAACAGTAAGCTCTGGTTCTGTTTATTACAGAGTTTCAAACTTTGCTAATAGTCCAATCAATTACTCTGTTGATTTAGTTGACGGTGTAGCCGATGCGGATTTAATAAATAATGAAAGACTTTATACAACAGGTGGAGTTTTAGAGTCTGATGAAACACCAAACGCAAGATTTTCTACATCAGGAGGAAATAGATTGTTCCTTGGTGGGCTAGAGGAGCAGGACGAAGTTACCTATAGCAATAAGCAGCTATTTGGCGAGACTGTATATTTTAACGGGTTAAACAGAATTAGAGTTTCATCTGGTGCCGGTGCAGACAAGACCCCTATTTCTGCTCTTGGCTACATGGACGCAAAGCTTATTATTTTCAGAAAACAATCAATCTATTTTATCCAAGGCGATGGCCCTAATGATTTAGGAATAGGCAGCTTTAGTGAACCTGAAATCATTTCTTCTGATGTTGGTTGTATTGAGCCAAGATCTGTCATAAATACTCCTATGGGTTTAATGTTTAAGTCTAGGAAGGGGATTTACTTATTATCAAGATCTTTATCCGTTGAGTATATTGGTGCCGCTGTTGAAGATTTTAACTCTTTTAACGTTGTTTCCTCTGTTCTATCAGATAAGTTCAATGAAGCCAGGTTTTATCTTTCTAGTGGTGACTGCATAGTCTACAACTTCTTATTTCAATCATGGTCAATTTTTAAGGGTCAAACCATTGTAGACGCAGACATTTGGCAAGGCTCGCCTATTTCTTTAGTTTCTGGAAAAGTATTCAAAGAAACAGAAAATACCTACCTAGATAATGGCGCTTCAGGTTTCTATTCTATGAAGTACGTTAGCCCTTGGCTTAAACTTGATCTTATCCAGGGTTACGTAAGGTGCTATCAGCTTTGGATTATTGGAAGCTATAAATCACCTCACACACTGAAGTGCAGGGTTTATGTCGACTATGATTCTTCAACCTATGAAGAATACTCTTTAACTTATAACAACACTGATTCACCACAGTACCAATTTCAGATCTCTTTACCTAAGCAAAAGGTAGAATCAATTAAGTTTGAAATATTTGACACGGATCACCAGGCTGCTTCTAATGGTGAAGCTTTTGATCTTTCTAATATTCAGGTTGAAGTAGGAATGAAAGCCGGAGGGTACAAGCTTGCAGCAAACAAATCTTTCTAAGTATGCACGTTATATAAGAGAGAAAGCAGGGCATGAACTTATTGAAAACGATTTTGGTTTCATTACCTATGAGGTTGGTGAAAGTTTCGTTCATATTCATGATCTTTGGGTTGATCCTGATTTTCGTGTTAAGGGGCATGGCTCTGACCTTGTGGGAATGGTTATTGAGCAAGGCAGAATAAATGGGTGCAAATACTTGACGGCTAGCCTTCAATTAAATGCAAACAATATAAC